CGCGTCCGTACCAGAATCCGTAAACGTATCTGTTGCAATCGCAACGTCTGCAACAAATCGATAAGTGCCTCCGGCGTCTGTTCGATATACTCGCTTCTTCAGCAGGTTGTAGTTGCCGGAAGGGTTTGGTGGAAAGTCTAGTGTCACCGTTTGATCTGTATGCACATCCACGACTTGAGCAGCTTCAGCATCACAGTTGACGCCCTCTTCCCCGTAGTAAGAAACGTACGTAAAAACGTACGACCTTGATTGTGGCACTTCTGTGTCTACGTTCGCCGATACCGAAGGTGTTAGCGTTACCGATGTAAGATCTTCTGGCTTAGGAATTCCTAGCCTGTAGTACTGACTGCTTCCTATTATCTGTGCAGTAGTCATCTGCGGGAAACCTGAAGACCCGCCAAACCCTGTGATATAGATTCTCTCGTGAGGGTCTTCTGCTATCGGTGATCTCACGATATCCAGCTCTGCGTTACTCGCAATCCAGACGGAAGAGCTGTGCTTAAAGATGCTCTTTGTTGCGCCAGAGATCGTCCCTGTAGCAAACGAAACCGAGCTGGCAAGGTTTCCCTTCCAAGGCTCTAGCCGACCAGAATCAAGACGACAGTTAGTAGCAACCTGAGCCATATCTTCGGGTAATAGTCGGGCGTAAACTTTCGGCGCCTGACCACTAAATGTTTGTAACTTAAATCCCGTCATCTTGGTTTAGCTCCCGCCTATTTCTCTTTCTTTCGATTAATTACGCCTTCAAAAGCACCGCCACCAAAATAGAAGCCAATGATCGTCAGCATGATCCAGTCAATCTTAAAAGCTGCTATCAGCTCTTGAACCGGTCCGACCTCTTTGCCCGTGAAGAACAAAAGCAAAACCATCAGATAGGAGGCGACAAAAGTAAAACCAAAGATTAAAGCTAGATATCTTTGCGCCACCTTAAAGGGAGCATAGCTAGTCAGTAGATCCGTCTTGGCTTTTGTCTTTGCTTCTATCGCTTCGGTTTCGGACGTGTGCATGTTGTCTATCAGGTCTAGACCCTTAGTTATCACATCTCCGCTGCCTAGCAGTTGACTAATAATCCCCATGACTTTATCTCTAATCTCCTGTTGTTATGGCTGACTAGCCCAGTGGGTTAACCACCGAATCTAGACCGTCCCAAAGGTCGTCTATTTCTTTCTTGATTCTTCTAAGCCGCTCGTCAGTATTGCCAAGGGACTCGACTCTGTTTTCTACCTTCAGTACCGTTTCTGCATTGGTCTTCTCTACCGTGGCTACACGATCACGAAGATCTAATAACTCCTTTTGAGCCTCCATAATCGCTTCGAGATTTGTTCCAAGCTCAGCCAGCTTTCCCTGCAAGCCTTTAATGTCGTTGTCCTCTAGCGACTGCTGCATGTTGGATATCGTCACTTGATAACCTTGAAGCGCTTCTGTCTGAATCTCGCGCAAGTCTGAAAATCTAGCCTCTAGAGTAGACGCCGTTACACCTGCTGCGGCGACTGCTGCTTCTTGAGCGTCAAGTCGGCTAAAAAACTCGGAGGCGGTCCAGATACCACCGGCAATGGTCGATGCAAAAGATATGACTACAGCCACGTAGACACCCTTAAAAGATTGCCCACCAATATTTACTTCCAGATCATCAAGCGCCATTTATACAAGCCTCATAATCCACTGCGAACCAGCAACCGCCCTCAGGTGAGGTGCTAAAAAATTCTGTTTGCCCGCCTTCTTCAATGATCGATTCCACAGAAACAAAGTAACCACCGACAGACAAGGCTTGTATTGTTTGTCCGCCATCAAACGACACCCAAACTCCTTGTGTAGCCACGTCGAAAAATGAAGAGGCAGCTTCTTCATAAGTAACTCTAACGTCGTAAGCCATGTCGTCAGCAGCACTTATCAGTTGCTCATCATTCGCGACTGCCATATAAGCTGCCGCTACTTGAGCTGCAGACTCAACGGTATCTAAGGCATCGTTGTACATATCCACTTGGGCGTCTGCCAACATTACTTCATTAGCTTCTATGTATTCTTGCAGCGCCATCGCACCGCGGTCATCACCCGCATCTTGTGCGTCTTGAGCCATCTGATTAACGACTACCACTTCAATCACCGCCTGACTTGCCTCAACAAAACTATCGACGGCTAAGTTAACCTCCGTCATTGCTGTCTCAGCTTGCTGATCAAAATAATCCTGAGCATTGGGGTTGTAGGTATACGTCGCTTCTTTTACTGCGTTGATCGCTTGGTTGTAAGCGCTAGACTGGTCGTAAGAAATCTTACCGCCTTGGACTGATCCGGTCGGACCTATCTTTCCTTGAGACGCATAGGACTGAAGCCCGCCCACGGCTTGTATACCGTACTTAAAACTATCGCGGATAGACTGTGACGCGTTTACTAGGGAATCTACTTCGTTACTGTACGCTGGTACGGAAACGATCAGAAACACTAATAGTGCTTTCGACTTCAGTCGTATCATCTGTGCCAACCCCCAATAAATTGTCGTATAGTTCTTTGTTATCTGAGTAGTCTGCGATATGTAACTCAGGGTTTCTTTTTATCTCCAGTAAAGCGTTCTTGCCCACTATCAATTTGCCACCTCTGGTAATCGGGCAGGGTGTAGCAGACATAAACATAGCCCTCCAAACGCTAGGGTTTTGGCACATAAGACTTACCGCAGCTACCTTCATGCCCATATTGCTTAAAGTGATGGCGTCTCTACGGCGGTTACACTCATTATCCTGCGTGTACTTACCAGAAGAGACCCCAACACCTATAAGCTGAAGACCGCCCGTAATGCTTTGCAGGCACGACTCATTGCCATTGGACATCAAGCTTGGACTGACCGCTGTTGACACAGGCATACCGCTAGAACCTGCGCCGTTGTACGTCTTGTTGCTGTTGTAGCTACCTGACGTATTGTCTCCATTGACTTGAGTATTAGTGTTCAAGTCGCCTTCTTGCGAATTATCTGGCAGCTCAGCTGGCGCCCCATCGAGAGGCACTTCACCTTCAGTCTGACGCTCATTCTCTTGCGCAGAGATAGACAGCGACCAAGCCGCCAGAACAAGCGTCATCAGAACTCGCACTTATCCAGCCCAAGGCATGCCTTCAGCTTGAGCAGAAGCACGATCGATTTGACCTTGTACTTTGCCGGTACGGTTAGCTTCGATACGAGCTTTAGCTTCGTCAGCGGTTTCTTCTTCGCCTTCGATCAGGCTTGTGTAAACCCAGCCTAGAACGTCAGCCTCAGAAAGTTCTGCGTAAGGTACAAATCCTTCTGCATCCGCATCGGGTTCGCACCGCAGTTTGCCACCTTCTGTTGCTGAGAAAGTGCCGTCTGAGGCAACGCAAGACCAGTAAACGGTTACTATACCGCCATCAGCCTCGTTACGAGTCATGTTGCTTACAGACCAAGTTGTTGAAATTGCCATTGTTAAGTCTCCTTTAAAGACTGGTAGTTAAGGTTTTGTTGGAAATACAGCCTCATCTACAGATGAGTATGTGTTAGTTATATCTCTAAGAGATTGGCGGTAAGGCTGATACGGTAGTTTTATGTTGTCAGGAACGTCGGCACCCTGCGTCCAGTCCGTCTCTGTTAGCATCGTATTCCTAGTATTCCGAAGCCACTCCATCTCCATTTCAGGTGTAACAACTAATGGTGGAGGCTCTTGCCCTTCTTCTAGATCTGTCCAAAAACTAGTAACAGTTGTCATGTATGCCTCCTTAAATCGTATCGCTGCTGTTGTAGGTCACAGATAAGATTGAGCTAGAGTCCCGAAGCGTCCCGTTGCCTCCGGCTCGCTCCCAGTCAAGGTTAACTGTCGTGTAATAAGCACTGCTATAAACCGTAAATGTCAGATAGCCATCGCTAGACATGTATTGAGTTACGGTTGCGCAGTTTGGACGAGTGCTTTTCTGCGTAGAGCTGAGGGCGTTCCCGCCAGAATAGACGTATCCGACGCACACAGTATCTATCGGAAGACTGCTTCCGTACCCGTAACCGTGGATATGCACTCGATACATCTCGCTAACATTCGGATGAGTACCGTTAGATGCGTGCCTCAGAATTGTCTTTATATGGATGCGACTAGTGCTATTTCCATAAGAAACAGACTGAACGACGTTATGGCGTATAGTTCCATAACCCCCGTTTCCCACTACCGCAGTGTTATTTGAATGCACCAAATAACCAGAACTGTTTACACAGGTAGTTCCGCCAACATGAAGCCCGTTTTCGTTTAAAGTCATGCTCATTTATTTGCCCTCCAGTTCATTAAGGCGGGTTTCTAGTTGCTCTATCTTTTTATGAGCATCCTGCAATGCCGCAACGAGGACAGGGGTAATACGCCCGTAATCCATCGACATCATCTCCTCGCCTTCGGGATCACCCGAAACAGCTTCAGGAACGATGTCCATCATCTCTTGAGCTATGAAGCCGTGAACTTCGTCTCCATCGGGGTCGGCTTTCCAGCCGTGCGTGACGGGGTTCATCGCCATCAGCTTGTCGGTGCCGTCAGTGATGGTTTCGATGTCTTTCTTTAGGCGACGGTCAGAAGTGGTGTTGTAGGTGGTGCCATTAGTACTTACGCTAATGTCGCCTCTTTGGACATTATTCCGCCTAAAGATAAGCATATAGCCGTCATGGAGCTGCCTGTTTATATACAGCCCCGCGACATTATTGGCGCTCTCTGATACGCAAATACCCATGTGGGCTTGGCTATCATTAGACATGTCCATGTACATGCCGCCACTTGTTATGCTGGCAGTGGTTTGTCCGAAGGTTGCTCTGTTCTGACTCGCATCAACAAAGAACATGTGGCTTTGGGCGTCAGACTCAACACGGAAGTCGAAGTTTGTGCTTTGATCATTGAAGGCAACTTCGCTAAGCCGATTTATCGCTAGGCGTTCTACGCCATTAGTACAGATAGAAATTCCGTAGTAGCCAGACATACCAATCGGAGGTGGGTTAGGTCCAGAGCCGGAACTGTTGATATTACTTAAGTTAAACCCGTAGTGTGGTTGTGTCTTTCCGTTGAGTGTAAAGTTGTCTGAGGGGACGCGACCGATAATGCCGGAGCTAATGCCTACTGAACCGTCCTGAGCATCAAGAAAGAAGGCGTTGGCATCGTAGTCAGACTCAATTCGGAAGTCACGGTCTAGCCCATTTTCATTGAACACTGCGCCGGTTGCTTCGTTGTATAAGCTAAAGTGTGCGTTGGTTACGCGAGCGCCTTCGTTGGTATACGAAGAGCTTGCGGCATAACCTATGTGGTAGTGACCGCCTGCGTTATAGCCTGTACCAGCGTACCAAGTTGTATCAGTACCCTCGTTAAACATGAAGACACCCTGACCTCTAGCGGCGGGGCTATCAATCGTTGAGCTAGAAATCACGAGGTGCCCTTGAGTTAGGTTTGCTCCCCCCGTACTCAAGATCTTCAGGTTGTTTTGAACTCGAGCAGTACCAGCAACATTCAGGGTGTACCCCGAGTTTCCGGTAGTGCCAATGTTGACAGAGTTGCTAGCTCCATCAACGAACAGCATCGCACCGTTGTTGTCAGACTCAACTCGGAAGTCTATGTCTTGACTGTCTTGGTTAACAATTAGCGTTCCACCGCTCTTTGTCGAGGGGTCAAGAGTTAAGTATTTCCCAGCACTTTGATAGCTAAACGCGGTTGCGTCTGTACCGTGTTTGGCAGCGCGAAAGTCTAGTGTGCCCCAGCCGCCAGAGTTCATCTGAATATAAGCGCCACCAGCGTTTACACTACCGCTGTAAATGGGGGTGACAGTGCTCGAGCCAACTGGGATGGTGTAGTTAAAGGCTATAACATCGTTGTTACTGTTGAAAGTAGAGAGGTTTGTGTAAGACCCCCTTCTAATGTTCCCGTTTACGCCTAACGTGGCGCCGTAGTCCGCGTTCGAGCCTATAATTACTCGGTCATTGCCAGCATCAACAAACAGCATATTAGAGTTGTTGTTAGACTCAACGCGGAAGTCGGTGTCTACACCAGACTCGTTAACAACTAGACCTTGGTCAATGGTCAAACCAGTGTTTGCGATACGAAGCGGTTTCCAAGCAGTACCCGCATCTACGGCGGTAATAATACCTACGTCATTAGTCGTATCAAAGGCAATCGCTACTCCTTTCGTTTTATCTGCGGCGCCAGAAACAAAAAACGTTCGGTACTCAGAGGGAGCGGTGTCACCGACGACCTGTAAAGTTCCATAGCCTCCCGAACTACCGACACTTACTAAGTCCGCACCAGCATCAACAAACAGGGCGTGAGTATTGCTATTAGACTCAACGCGGAAGTCCACAGAAGATCGCGAATCGTCATTTACTACAACAACCTCCGCGTTCTTAATGCCGAAATACTCGTTTCCACTTTGATCCGATAAAGTAAAGTTAGACGAAGATCCGTCATAGTATTTGCCTAGGACATAGTCCGCTCCTGGACTTGAAGTGAATCGCATGCCCGCCATACCAGCGGTTCCCACGACAGCGCCAGTATCTCTTATAGATACAATGCGCCCACCTTTGCCGGTTGCCGCGCCGTAAACGAAAAGAGATTCTAGCGAAGATGTTCCGCCTTGAACTGTCAGTTTTGCAGCTTGAGTGCTACCACCAACAGTTACTTTGTCACTGCCCGCGTCAACAAACAGCGCATGGGTGTTAGTGTCAGACTCAACGCGGAAGTCAAGATCGTGACGACTATCATCATTAGCTATTATGCCGTTTCTGCCAGACTCAAAAGCCTTAGTTACAGTCACGACGTTGCCGACTGCGGTCTGGTTGTTACTCATGTCAATATAGTGCTGTAAGTACGCGCCAGCCTGAACTAGGACTTGGTGTCCACCACTGAAATTATCATAAGTAGATCGCCAGTTTGTGTCGGCGTCACTGTAGAGACCGTAAGACATAAACGGTCCGCCACTGGAATACTGAGTTCCAATGTTAAAGATGTGGTCGTTAGAAGCAGAACTATACTGGTCTGTAATAAGTACGGAGCCTTGGGTGCTACTGCCGTTTCCTAGCTCAGTTCTGCCCACAACAACAAACGCACTGTTATCGTAATTTTGTCCGGAAGCCGTGCCGATTAAAACATTATCTCGGTTCGCGTCGACGAACAGCATAGCTGCGTTGTTGTCAGACTCAACGCGGAAGTCTTGGTCATTACCGTCGTCGTTAAATACAACTGCGTAGTTTTCTGAAGGTTTACCTAGATGCGCTATGTGTGTGCTTTCATTTGCCTGAATAACGGTTCCTAGTCCCGCATTTGCACGAATAATGGGGTTACCGCTTCCATCAAAAGATAAGAAGCCTCTTTTAGAAGTATCACCCCAAGCAAATGCCGCAGTATCTACACCAAGGACAGTTAGCCTTACACCACTTGGAGAGCTGTCATTTATACCTACTGCATTTTGACTAGCATCAACAAATAGCATATGAGTGTTGCCGTCTGATTCGACACGGAAGTCTCTATTCGCACCCGCCTCGTTGACAGTCAGTCCAGCAGAGGCATCATATACAAACGAGGCAGTCGTGCCGTCGGTGTCGTAGAAGCTAATGTCGCCGTTGCCACCGATCAGCATCCTATTAGCACCATTGACTTTGGCGTAAAGGTTGCTAGTTGCTTCAATCTTAAAGTTAATACCGTCAGTAGACAGTTTTCCTTTATTCGAACCGTTATAGTTTAAGTTGGCAAATAAGGTGGATGAAGTATTAAAAGTACTGTGACCATCAACAGTAAGACCATCCATCATGGCTGTGCCGGTAACGTCGATGCCTGTGGCGGTAAGTTTTAAAATCTGTGAAGGAGTAACGCCACCAACTTTAAAATTCATTTCAGGCGCAGTCGCACCATATCCCGCTTCAATTGTTCCGTACAAGGTGTTGGCTGTATGAAAATCTATTGCTACACGGTTGTTAGCTCCTGCGGTGTTGTTGTATAACTTTAACGCCTTAGTAACACCTGACACTGTTTTGGTTAGACTAAGTGACTCGTCACTAGCATCCCACGTTAGCTTTGCAGTCGTGCCAGTATCTTCGTAGAAGCTGATGTCGCCTGTGCCGTTGTCAATGTTGATAGCAGGAGTTGAGCCTCTATAAATGTTTAAAGAAGAGACTGCGCTGGTATTGTTCCCAAGACCGCCAATGAGCGTTCCTGAGTTGTATAGCCGTAAAAACTGTCCGTCTGTACCATTGTTGTTTAGAGCTAAAACTTCTCCACTACCATCGTCTTGTGCTTCTATAGCGGCGTTGGTAAACGTAGAGGTTCTGTTAACTAAAATATCACCACCAACAGTAAGCCCATCCATCGTGGCTGCGCCAGTCACGTCAATGCCTGTTGAGCGTGTGGCTAAACGGACAGTATTGTCGTAGTACAGGGATGCGGCACCGTCCTGACTAAACTGAGCCATAACCTCAGAAGTTCCTGACTTCCTAAAAGTTATATTAGCCGCACCCGATATAAACAAATCTCCTGTGCCGTTATCAGCTATATAAGAGTTACTGCCATCGTGAAATACTTGCAGATCAGAGCCTGCGCCAAAAACAGCCCTATCGCCGTCGCCAAAGCTAATGTTAGCAGAGGTAGTGATACCGTCTGTGGTGATAACGCCTGTAACGTCGATGCCTGTGGACGTTGTGGCTAGTTTGGCTGATCCTGCTCTGTAGAGTGTTACGCCCGTAGTAGCGTTAAAACGAGCCGCATTGGCTGTCCCGTCTTCTGACTGCACAAAAATATCATCTGAGCGTAACAAAAGATTATTAGCACCAATACGTAAATCACCTGTTCCATTTTCCGTAATAAAACTCGTAGCGCCTGAGTGATAAATCTGTAGGTCAGAGC